CGCACGCATCCATTTGTGTCTGGGTTGTGATCGCTCTTTCGTGTGCTATGTCTAGCATCACCAATCCACCCATCAGATTTACGGCTACGCTCTGGGAAGCAATCATCAATTTGTTCCCTAAGTTGAACAGCTGCTTTAGATAAGTAAGGCTTCATTAGCTGAGAAGGAGTTTTGCTTCATCCTCAGTAATGCCTAAACGCTCAAGTAAAGCAGCCTTAGCCTCTGCCCTTGCTTGGGCTTCGGTTTCTTTGGCAATTTGGCTCTGTTTCGCATTTTCTCTATCTAAAAGAATCTGCTCCAAAATTTCACCAGTTGCTTCAATTCTTTCATTATCTATGCCAATATAAATTTTATCACTCATTATTTTCTCACCCCATAAACGGAAATTGTGCCAGTAAAATTTGAACCAGCGTTGAAAATTGTAAAACCATCAAATTGAGTAGAAGCTGTTTGTGAACCTTGAGCAAAAGTTTTATACATATTAGTTCCATCATCTTCAAATTGATCGCTGTCAATATATGTTTCAATTGCCACATTTGGTTTATAAACTGTAATAAAATTTCTTACTTCATTGGCGTTGCCATTTAAGTCGCCAAAATTAAAACCAGTTGCAGAACTACTATTAGCCCCATTTGTAAAACCAGCAGAACCAGAACTTAAATAAACTCTTGAAAGACGATAATTTGTGCTTGTGTCGCTACCACTTGCTCGCAATCTTAAATTTAAGTTTCCTGACCAAGTAGCAAAAGATAATGCAGAAATAATTATATAATTATCATAAGTAGAGGTGAAAACATCGTTAATTGATTGTGAAGTCACTCCAGCACTTATGGTTGTGGTGCTGATTAAATTTAATCCCGGACTAGCAGGTGCAGCCCAACTTGGCACGCCAGCAGCAACAGTTAAAACTTGTCCAGTTGATCCAATCGCAAGTCTTGTGTTTGTATTGGCTGTCGATGAACGATATTCAATATCACCAAGAGTTGTTGAAGGATTTAACGCTTTGGTTGTTGTATCAACAGATGAACCAAGGGTGCGAATTGCAGCTGCGCCATCCTTGACCAACGCTGTATCGTCCGGCGTTGTCCAGCCGTAGTTTGTAGTAGTTGCCATTTTTCTCCTATTATCAGGCTACGATTGTAGCGTATTCCCATGTCAAAGTTGGATCGATTGTCTGCCATGTTTCATTTATTGGAACAGTATTCCAGCGCATTGCCACCTGACTAAATGCCACAGGTGAAAGGTTGATTGTCAGGAATAATTCATTAAACCGAGTGCTCCAACGCCATCCCTCAACATAACCCTCAAACACACCATTTGAGATTTGGGTTGGCAGGTTTTGGATATTTAAGGGCTGACCCATAAAGACGCCTAAAAGGTTATCTCGATCGCTGTTATCAATCTGAGGATTGGTTATTGGAAAGGTTATGGATTGAAAGGCTGCTAATGGAAAGGCACGCTGGGCAATGTATCGATCTGCAACCTCTTGAGCATTAGCACCTGAATGAATAGCCGAGTTAATGTTTTCGGCTTTGTAGCCATATAAAGCGATAGATTCTGGACTTGATTCAATCACCTGTGAATTAAAATTGTTTCCATAATTAATATAAATATCATTGCGAATATCAGCAGATCTAGTGATGGTTGATAATCCTTGACCCAAAGCATGCTTTGCATCCAAATCAACATAACCATTTGCTGCTAAATAAGTCTGCCTGTGGTCTGCATCTGCATAACCAATGTCGCCATTAGGTGCTTCATAAAGATAACCAAATGCGCTATCGGCAATAAAACTTGCTATGTTATAGACAGTATCAGGATCGGCAGATCGGCTTGACATCGTATAAAGCCCTGGTTGATCTATTTCTCCAAGCCCTTGATTTACAGCTTGTAGCCAAGTTTCAGTTGCAGAATATGTTGCCCAAGTTGATGCTGCTGGCACATCATTCCATGAACCAAGAAGCACGCTGGATAGCAACTCATAGATTTGATTTCCATCTTCATCTTGTGAAAGGTTATCGTTGTAAATTTCTTTTGCAAGTTTAACCAAAGTGCCCATTGCTAAAATTGTGTAATTTACAACTGTTGCTAAAGAGCCAGTTGCGCCAACTTGAACAGTCACATCAGTAACATCTCCACCAAATAAATTTACATAAGTTCCGGAACTATCTTTAACTTGCAAACTTAAAGAATCATTAATTTGAAAAGGCAAGGTTTGACCAGATAAGGCAACTAAAGCAACCTGCAAATAGGATGGATTAGGTTGAGTATAAATATCATCTCGACCGGCTTGATGGGCAATGTCGCTAATAGCAATGTCGGTGTAATCAACACCAGCAACAGTTAATTTCCAGTCAGGTGTCCAGACTGTCATTATCGAGCCCTAGTAATCCCGCTGTTGTATAGCTGTGGGACTGATCTTGATGCACTTTCATTTAATACCTTAGCAACCGCTCTTGCAGCACCCTCAGAATCTACTGCTTGAACTGTAATGTTAGTGACTGCTGTTGTTCGGTTTTCTCTAGTGTTTGCCGGAACTGCTGGCAATGGTGCTGCGCCAAGCATTCCTGCCTGACTTGCACTTGGAGAAACATTTGGAATGTATCCAATATCTGCTCCGGGTTTAGCAATGTTAATAAATCGAATTGCTTGGTTGGCTAGTTCAGTTAATGCACCAACTACCTCTCTAACGAAATTAATGAATCCTGCAAGAATGCCAGCAAGTCCATTAATTGCTTTACCAAATGTTTCAGCACCTTTTTGACTTTGTGCTAGTCCTGCACTTAATCCTTCATCTCCAGTCAATCCTGCAATAAACGCATTTAGTGTTGGGATGCCTGTTGTGTTTAAGAAACCAATAAAACTTTCAACTGCTGGAAGCAATGCAAAACCCAATGATTCTTTGGCTTCATCAAATCCTACTTTTAAGCGATCAATCTTGCCTTGAAATGTTTCAGCATTAGCAGCTGCTGCTCCACCATAAAGATCAGATAATTTTGCTTGAACTTCGGTAAATGAAAGGGTTGATAATTCTGCTTTAGATAAACCAAGACCCAATCTGCCTAGAGCTGTGGTATTGCCATCCTGAGCCCTGCCTAAAGCATTGGCAACAGTTTCAAGTTCTAATCCTCGACCTTTGGCAATATCCAAAGATAGGTTTAACAGTTTTTGTGCTTCCTCAGTATCTTTTGTGGAAACTGCTAATCTTTGTAACGCTGGACGCAGTTGGTCATCAGCCACACCAGTTGCCAAAGATGTCTTGAGGATATAAGCCTCAGTTGCCGCTATTTGCGCATCAGTTGCCCCTGTGGCGGTGCGTAGGGCGGCAGCTAACCTTAATTGGGCAGCCTCATCCTCTATTGCAGCCTTGACCCCATCAATGGCTAATTTAGTGCCATAGGCAACGGCAGCAGCAGCAGCGACCGCAAATGCAGCAGCAGCCTTCTTACCAAACTCTGAAATCTTGCTTGAATTGCTCTCGACCGCTTTGTCGGCTTCGCCTAGCTTCTTTTTTAAGTCATCAACATCGGCAAGGATTGATAACTTTAATGTGCGATTACCGGTTGCCATTAGACCCATTCCTTAATAATTCGATCAAAACTTTGTTCCCACTTGTTAATCAATTCAGGCTGAATTCTGCGAAGGGTTGGATAAATGAACCATCCTCGAGATCCACGACCTTGCCGTCCCGAATAACTAGGAAACTGTTTGAATTTATTTGAACCAAACTCAACGCCACCCCATAGGGTTTGCGTAGTAGCACCACCTGAAAACTTTTGTCTTGCGAAACCATAGCGGAACTCACCGATCTTGCTCGATTTAGAGATCGCAACGCCGTCTGCGACTCTTGTCGCAACTTTGCCAGCCTTTGTTCGAGTTCTAGCTGCCTGCTTAATTTCCTCTGATGCAAAATACGCCAAAGCAGCAGATTGAGTTCTTGCTTCCTCTGTTGCTTGGTCATCCATAAGTTTGAATGCCTTGTAAATATCACGCAGATCGTTTTTATTGTATGCAATGGTTTCTTTAGCCATTCCTTGCCTCCAATATCTCGATCGCTGTTAATATGTCATCCGCATCAACCCATTCACTCATTGGTATCTTTGTGGCAATTGCCAACTCAACCAATAATCTGTTTAGGCTTCCTGCTTTATGGCTTTTGGGTTTGCATCACCAACGATGACATCCGCTACTGTTTCCATCCAAATATCCATTGGTTTGATGGGCTTATCTCCTGCAAGTTCACGCTTATGTGCATGATAAGCAAGAAACATAAGATCCCAAATACCCAATTTCTCGGATGCCTGACCAATAGTGTTTCCTGTCTGCTTTTCCCACTTCGCCCACTCAGGTGGTTGGGCAATGTAAGTTGCTTGCTCACCTGAGTTGTATTCAATTGTAATTGGTAACTTCATTTGTTTGCTCCCGTTTTATTTTTTAACTAAAGGTTTCGGTTACTGCGCCCTTAGATACTGTGAATGTGAATGATACTGTTTGAGCATCAACACCTGAACCACCGGCAGTTGGAAACTCCGGCTTTACTGGGAACACAAATTGTGCTCCTGATGCAGCTGTAAGCGTCATGCTGATGTCTGTATCTGGTGCGCTTTCAGCAGCTGTCCATAAAGCCTCGCAAACTGAGTTTGCCTTGCCCCAGTCAGCCAGCATGTCCAATTGGAATGTTCCTGAAATGTTTGTGGTTTTGTAAGCCTCGCCCTCCATGGTCTGATAAGTCTGACGCTCATTGACCTTGGTTAGAACTGCGTTTGTCGCCTGTGCTTGAATATCTGTTCCACCTGTGAAAGATAAACCAACATCACGACCGGTAATTACGACTGTTGCCATGATTTCTCCTTATATTGTTTGCGTGTAGTAGGTAGATACTCGAACATCTGCGATAAGCAGCGTTGATGCACCAACTTGAGTAACTGTCGGTCTTTCAACCGAGCTGACAATGTATCCAACTGGAATAACTGCCAGAACACTTATGATTAATTGCTCGATGTTGTCGAGCGATGCAGGGTTGCTGTTATATGCAACCGCAACTGAAATAGTAAAATTAATTTTGGCTCTTACATTGGTTTTGCTTATTGTTTCAAATTCTAAGTAAGGTGAATCAGGCACAACCACCACAGCTGGTGGAATTACTGTTTCAGGAACAAATGAATAAACATTTCCTGCTACAACTGATAAAGCGGTCGCTAAAGGTGTCCGAATCTGTTGCAGGATTGTTTCATTAGGCATTTACTGAGCCATGCTTTCGGTGTCCATATATGAACCAAGCAAACCAACGCATTTATTAAAAAGTGATCGACCCATTCTAAATGGTGTTGCTGTAAAATCTACTCCTTCGATTTGTCCTCCGCCGGCAAGTCTTGCTTGGAAAACTTCGACTGAAACGGTATAGACGGCTGACTGAACAGCTGCGTTTCCAACATAAGTTGATGCGCCAGAAAGGGTAGCAACTCCGGATGGGATGACATTAGCCTCGAGTATATCGGCGTTAGTGATCGATGCTGAAAAGGTAT